CCACAACAGGAGTTGACCTGAAAGAAGTTCCAGATGTACGTGAAGGACACTACAACTGGTTTATGGAAGAGTTTGAAGGCTTTAGTCGCAGACAAGAACTTGAACGTGCTATTCTCAAAGCCGCTGATATGATTGAAAAGGGTGAATATGACCCCGTTGAGAAGTTAATTAAAGATGCAGTACAGATCAGTCTTACAAAGGACATGGGTACAGACTACTTTGAAGACCCCAGAGCAAGGCTGATGAAGATTAAAAGCAACAACGGGCAAGTCAGCACAGGCTGGCCCACAATGGACAAACGCTTGTTTGGTGGTATGAACAGAGGCGAGCTAAACATCTTTGCTGGTGGATCTGGTAGTGGTAAGAGTTTGTTTATGCAGAACATTGCTATTAACTGGATCAGTCAAGGACTTAACGGTGTGTTCTTAACACTAGAACTTAGTGAAGAACTTTGTGCTATGCGTATGGATGCTATGGTAGCAAACATGAGCACAAAAGAAATATTCAAGGAAATAGACACACTCGAAATGAAAGTTAAGATGGTAGGCAAGAAGTCTGGCAAACTACGTATTAAGTACATGCCAGCACAGAGCAATGTTAACCAGATTAGAGCATACTTAAAAGAACTTGAAATACAAACAGGACAAAAGACAGACTTTATTATGGTAGACTACTTAGACTTGGTTATGCCAGTCAGTGCTAAAGTATCGCCAAGTGATCTGTTTATTAAAGACAAGTATGTGTCAGAAGAACTACGTAACTTAGCACGTGAGTTTGAAATATTGATGATTACAGCATCGCAGTTGAATCGTAGTGCTGTTGAAGAAATTGAATTTGACCACAGTCATATCTCGGGTGGTATTAGTAAGATCAATACAGCAGATAACGTGTTTGGTATCTTTACAAGTCGTGCTATGCGTGAGCGTGGGCGTTATCAAATACAGTTAATGAAAACACGTAGTTCAAGTGGTGTAGGCACAAAGGTAGACTTGGAGTTTAACTTGGAAAGTTTGCGTATTACAGATCCAGGTGAAGAAGGACAAAGCGAAGGTGGTGGCTTTGGCGGACAAAAACCAAGCGATATTATGAGTCAGATTAAAAGTACAAGTACAGTTACTCCACTCACACCGCCACAAGAAACAGCTAAAGTACAGGCTAATGTAGACAGCACAAAACTCAAGCAGATGCTTGCTGGCTTAAAGAGCAAAACTGAATAAATATTACAAACCTGGAGTAAATTTTGCAAAAGAAAACTCGTAGTATCCTGTCAGAACTTGCTGATATGCCAGTCACTCGAGATAGATCCAATCTAGTGGAAAGCCGTGCGAGTCACGTTATACAAGGTGCTATCAACTTGATCAACTACATTAAAGAGAACTATGAGCCAGAGCAGGCACTAGAGCTTGAGCGTAGACTGTTGAACAGTATTAAACACCAAGATCCAAGTAAATTTACTCGCAGGATTAGGAGATTTGGGCGTGAAGATTAGAGAGATTACAGAAGGTTTCTGGAATGCTATGGGGAGTGTTGTAGACCAATTTAGGGATACAGGTGATTTTAAACAATGGGTTGGATACGATGGATCCAAAAAATCAATTAAAGATAAACAAAAATCAGATTCCAACGACCAGGAGCAACAAGATCAAGAGCAACCAAAAGATCAAGAGCAACCAAAAGATCAAGAGCAACCACAACGTCAACAGTCTCCACGTCAAGAACAGCCAAGGCCACAAAGGAACCCTAACCAAAATATCAATACAAAAATTGATTATTTAAAGAGCATTGGAGTTTTACAGAGTGCTAGAATCACTGATGATGAGAAACAGTATATTGAATCTACAGATGTTTGGGTTGATACAAATAAACTACAGGGTATAGATCCTAGCACAACATTCTTCCAAACTCGTGCTCCACATCATCATATGTTTATAAGACAAATAGTTGTCCCAGCAAGAGACTTGGGATACAATAATAATGTAAATTATCAATTAGATCTTACTCCAGCTGGTTGGTGGAGCTCTATGCACCAGGCTTATCTAAACCCAAATAGTAAACTAGGACGGTTAGTTGATAACTGGGCCGACAGCCATCAAGGATAATGTATGATACTATCCGAAGGTGGAAATATCTTTAAAGATGCTGACAAAAATCCTTTAACACAACGTATTAAACGAGAAGATATTCCTAGTACAGTTGCTTGGCTAGAAAAAGTTTCAGGTTTAAAATTCCCCACAAACACTTGGTTAGGTAGTACAGGTAAAAAAGCTACATCAGGCGACCTTGATCTACAAGTTGATTCTAACACCACAGACAAAGACACACTTATACAAATGCTATTGGCCGCAGGTGTTGCTAAAACAGATATTAAAAAGTCTGGTGACAGCGTACACGTTAAAGCACCTATAGCAGGTGACAGAGCTAACGGATATGCACAAGCAGACCTAATGTTTACAGATGACCCAGCATGGCAATCCTTTGCTATGTCAGGTAGTGGCGAAGGCAGTGTACTACCAGGAATGGCCAGACACATTATATTAAGTAGTATTGTTGCTGAACTACAACCTAACCTAAAGTGGAGTTACAAACACGGACTTGTACACAGAGACACAAACGAACCTTATGAAGGCGGTCGTAGTCCTGCTACACTTAGTAAAGTAACAGGTATTCCTGTAGGCAAACTTAATACAGCAGATGATATTATAGACGCTATTAAAGGTGCCAGTAACTACGATCAGTTGGTCAGTAGAGCAAGGGAAACACTAGAGCGTTCCAACATACAATTGCCAGAGTCAGCACCACTACCTGGCACAGGTGCTTGGTTCAACAGTATGGCTGAAAGTGCTGAATACAGTTTTATTAAAACCTTAACAGAAGATGTTAAAGGACGTACTCCACACCCAGAGGATGCTATATTCTCAGGTAGTGCCGCCGCTAGTCAGCAGATTGCTGGGCTTGGCGCAGTTGTATCAAACCCAAACAAACTTACTATTAAATGGGATGGGTTCCCTGCACTTATATTTGGACGTGATCCTGCTGACGGTAGACTAGCAGTTATGGACAAGTATATGTGGTCAAAAGGTGTATTGGCTAAAAGTATTGATGAGTGGAAGCAGTACGACAGTACTAAAGCACAAGGTGGGCTACGTGGAGATTTGTACAATAAACTAGCACAAATTTGGCCAGGACTAGATGCCGCAACAGAAGGGTCAGGCTTTTATTGGGGTGACTTACTATACGCAGGACAGTTACAGCCGCAGGCAGGATCATATAACTTTAAACCAAATACAGTCGAATACCGTATCCCAGTTAATAGCGATTTGGGTAAGATGGTAGGCAATAGTGTAGGCGGTATTGTTGTACATCAAAAGTTTGACCAGCCAGGAGGTACTAGTGCCCAGTGGGACGGCAAAGGTTTGAAGAATGTTCCAGGTGGTGTAGCAATACTAACACCCAGTGCTGGTATACGTTTTGAACTTAAAGAGCCTGTACAAGCAGAAAAGAAGGCCAAAGCCGCAGTACAAAAATATGGTAGTGCAGTTGATCAATTATTATCACAAATACCAGCAAGTACAATACAGCAGATTAAACGTTACTACAATCAGTATGTAACAGGACAAACAACACAACCTTTATATACTTGGTTAGAAGGTAACACAAGTCAAAAACAATTTCAAGCATTGGTAGGTGATGATTATAGTGGGTTATTATTTGCTCAAAATGCACAAGGGCAACCTGTAGCAAGCCCAGGTGCAGAAGGACTTACAGCAATATTCAATGCTATACTACAATATAAGCAAAACTTACATCAGCAGTTAGATGCACAGGTACAAGGGTTTGAACAGTATGTAAATAACCAGCCCGCAGGTGAAGGTTTTGTGTTCCCAACTCCGCAAGGACTAGTTAAAATAGTAGACCGTGCAGGCTTCAGCGCCGCAAACTTTGCTAAACCATAAATTCTTTATTCTTGTATAAATATTAACATGCGTATTTCGCACTAATATTAGGAGAAGAAACATGGCAATCGGAGTAACAAAAGTAAACGGTGATAGTGCTGGTGTAGTCAACGTAGACGCAGGTCGTAGCATTGCTAACGCCGCTATCATTAACACAGGTATTAACGCACCACTCACAACACACAAATTAAGTTTTGCCGCTGGCGCTGGCGTTTTAAAAGACGAATTACAGCGTGGTGGTGACGGAACAGATGGTGCTGTTGAAACATTGTTAAAAAACATCGCAAGTAACGCAACAGTTGTTGCTTACCAAGTTGACGCTGGTACAAGTGGCGCACAACAGTTAAGCGTTTTAGTTGAGCGTTCAAGCTGGGACAATGCTACATTACAGACAAACCTACGCACATTAGGTAACATTGGTGCATACGGTAATGTTTACTGTGGTACAGCTCAATTAACAGTTACAAGCCCAGGCTTAAAATTAGCTTAATTTAGCTAGACTGTAACGAAAAAGCAGAACTTCGGTTCTGCTTTTTTTATGACTAGTATAAATACTTACATGCGTATTTTCGCAACATATTAGGAGATTAAAATGGCATTAGGATTACCAAAATCAAACAGTGATAGATTAGCAAGAAGCGTACTTTACACAACAGCAAACTTAGGTTTATATGAAATCAACCCAGCAAGTGCTGTT